CCCGCGCCACCATAACCTTGATAAACGGCTGGAGATGTATTACCGGGAACACCAGTTGCGCCACCATTACAATTTATATCACCGCCACTTGCGCTACCGCCAGCACCTTGGAAATAACCACCACTACCACCAGAAGCAGTTAAAGTGCCAAAAGTAGTATTTCCACCACTAGAACCTTGATTAGTTCCAGATGCGCCATTACTTCCGCCACCGCCACCGCCGCCAACGGCTCTAACCCAAATTGCTTTTACATTTGCTGGGGTTGTATAAGTGCCAGAGCCAGATGTGAATACTTGAACTGTATGTGCAATAGAAGTCAGTCCTGTACCACCGTTTGCAACAGGAAGTGTGCCTGTGACATTTGATGCTAAATTTACAAATGTTGTTGATGTTGAACCAGTACCACCTGAAGCCACAGGCAAAGCATTGGTTAATGTAACTACTTGAGAAGTGCTAATTGATAGCGCAGTAGTAGCCGCACCACCAGCGGTGGTAGTTTGTAAAGCAAGCGTGCCATCGTTACTACCCGTCGTCTTAATACCGGACGTACCGCTGGTTACGCCGTTGTCAGAAAGGATTGTTGATGGCATATTAAATTCCTAATGCAACTTTAAGTTTTGCCAACTCTGTTGGGTCAGCAAGAATCATATCTGTTAATGATTTATTTTCGGGTGTTGTGTATGTAATTGGATTTGGATTTGTAAATTGACCATTTGCATAGTTCCATCCAACGCTTACATGATCTGCTTGGATAGCCATATGCCCCGCCTCAAAACCGGGAGGGGGCGTTGTGGGTTGCTCTGCATACTCAATAACATTGACAACAATGCCATTTTTAACAATTGCGTATTTCATACGTAATACTCCATAACAATAATCACACCACCAGCACCAGTACCGCCAGCACCAGTTCCCGTTCCTCCAGCACCACCAGCACCAATTGCATAAGAATAAGTTGCTGAAGGAGAATTGATTGTTTTTTCTAAATAAGCACCTGCCCCACCACCTCCAAGCCCAACAGCAATCCCGCCAGAGCCGCCAGAACCCCCGCCAGAACCATAAGGAACACCAGACCCTCCGCCACCATACCCATTTGTACCGCCACTTCCGCCCTGTCCAAAAGCCGATGCCGCGCCCTGTTGTCCATAAATACTAAGATTAGACGAACCCTGTCCAGTTCCAGTACCGCCAGTAACATTTAAATCTCCACCAGTTGAAGTGCCACCGCTAGCATTTCCTCCGGGAGTTCCACCACCACCTCCTGTGCAACTTAAAAATGCAGAACCAAAAGTTGTAGTTCCACCAGTTGTGCCAGATGTTGATGACCCACTAGAAGCACCAGTACCACCACCTCCAGCACCAACGCATCTAACCCAAATTGCTTTTACATTTGCAGGCGTTGTATATGTTCCAGAACCAGAAGTGAACACTTGAACTGTGTGAGGAATAGAAGTTAAACCAGTACCACCTGAAGCCACAGGCAAAGCATTAGCCAACGTAACAACCTGTGCCGAACTGACAGTCATAGCCGTAGTCGGTGTAGCACCAGTCTGAATAACCAACGTGCCTGTTGTATCCGAAGTTACTACATAACCAGTATTTGTCGTTGTTGATGTGCTAATCGTACTCATATGATTACATGCCTTTGCCCAGAAGCTACAGTTATTGTTACACCGCTGTTGACTGTTAAAGGCCCAACAGTGAAACCGTTTTGCCCAGTGGAGATTGACCCACTTACCGTGGCGGTGGATGCGTTAAGGAGTACTGCGCCAATACCACCACCAATAGCGTTAGCCGTGAATTCTGCTGGGTAAGTGACAAACACATCCTTTGTGCCTGCACTAAAGTTGACGAGTGCGCCTGCGTTGCTGGAAGATATAACGGTTGTACGGGCTAGGGTTGTCCCTGACGATGTGTAAGTACCAATACCTACTTCCCACTCAGAATTGCTTTGTCCGGCAATCGTGTAATAGGTGGTGTTTGCGTCACCAATAGCGGAGAAGGATTGAAATCCAGTTGACGCGCCAAGCAGAGTCACTGTTCCCGTACCCGTTGTTGTGGTAGTTTCTTTTACTCTGTCTGCAAGTACAAAAGCCATGTCGTTCCTTAACTAACCACCGTGTCAATCAACACCCAGCCAGCGGTTTCTCCGTCATCAATCAAAGACCACCCAGCCGTTTGCGCGTCTGCTATATTTTGCCAGTTTGCGTCTTGACTGTCTATGACAATCGTCCAGTAAACCGCCGCCAATGTACCTTGAGAAGCCGTAGCCAAAAGCCCAGTCAAGCCAACTTGGAATCCTCCGTTTGAGATAGTCCCCGCTGAACCCGTTGCTAGTACGCCTGCAATAGCAATTTGTTTATCAGGCGACAGCGTACCTTTGAGACCTGCGGCAGATAAACCTGATAGTGCAACCGTGAGGCTGACTCCAACTGTACCAACGTATCCGTACGCTACGTCGCCTGTCTCGGCGGGAGAACCGCTTGGTACTAATGTACCTACAAAGCCAGATGCTGACTTACCAACCAGAGCAACAGTGACTCCGCCATTAGTTATCGTGCCAACAAAACCAGCCGCACTTAACCCAGTCAAAGGAACTTGTTGGCCTGCCGTTACAGTACCTACAAAACCAGAAGCTAGATTGCCTACTAGGGCGATCTGTGTTTCCCCGCGAGATACCGTGCCTACGAATCCAGACGCAGACAATCCCGTTAGGGCTACAAACTTGTCGTTCGAGCCTAACGCAGCATAAGGGGATTGTGCGTAAGCGGATATGCCAAACATGGTCTACGGCTTTATGCCGCCTCCGCTTATGTGGTTGCTATGCGAATCAACGCAGTCGATGTGGTGTTGCTAGGCATGGTCAGAGTGAACGTGCCAGCCGTAATGGTCTGTGAACCGAATGTATATACACCCACCGCCTTGTTAGACTGAGTAGAGTTATAAATCAGCACGGTGTCAAACGCTGTAGTCAAGGTTACGTTTGTATATACAAGCGATGCCGAAGGAGTCCAGTAAGCTGTACCAGCCGTGGAAGATGTGTTGGTGGACAAAGGAGCCGTAGCATTAGTCACGCTAACACCGCCAGCGGTGTAGTTAGTTCCCGTCACTTCACCAGTTGTGTTGTAAACAGTAGTGCTCGCATCTTTTGTGGCTGACACCAAGTACAAGGCACCTTTAAAGGTGTCTGCGGTTGTGGCTGCGCGGATAGGAGCAACACCAAAGTTATGGGTTGCAGTCAACATTTCCGCTAGGAAAGATGTGCAAAGGGATGCGGTATTTGCCATGATGGCTCCTTATACAAAATTGGTTAGTTCGCCACCAACAAAAGATGGGGTCTTCTTCAATGTCACATGGGCAGAACGGTGGACTAACTCTGCGTCTTTCCAGTACTCAACCCAAGTGGTCAGTTCGTTGTCGTCCTCAAACGTGCCTTCCCGTTTTTCCAAAAGGGAGTCGTCCATCTCGCCATAAGTTGTAGTTACAAGTGCCATTACGAAATCCTTATGATCGCTGAAGTATTAGTTACTGCTGGGAATTGTACGGTGAACGTAGTATTGCTAGTCTTGTCCGCACCAAAGTCCAGTACGCAAACTGTTGGGTTGGTTGTACCGTTAGATAAGTAAATCAAAGCTCCGCGTGCAGTTATTGAGCCAGTCCAAACAGCGTTTGTAAAAGACAAGTACGTTGTAGCATTACCAGTCTGGTTACCTATTGTTGGAATCTGAGCAACAACCAGTGTTTGTCCACCAGCCGTATAGCCAGAAGCAACCACCTCGCCCGTGCTTGTGTAGGCTGTGGTTGTGGCATCTAGCGTAGCGGTATTGGTGTACAACGCAATCTTGTAGACCTGTGTTGTGCCTGTGTTGAAGTTATACACCCCATCAAGCAAACCTGTCTTGAACGTATTGGTGATCCAATTGCCTGTAAACGCCATTATCTAATCCCGGTGTTCTGTGGCAAAGGCGCTTCACGATACTGACCACTGCGGTACGCATCGCTACGCTCCAGACCATCTCCAAGACGTTTAGCCAAGGCAAGTGCTTCTTTGTACTTAGTATCGTACAAGGCAATAATATCTGTTTCACCCTTCATGTAGGTATAGGCTTCAACAAGACAGCCATACAAAAGAACAGTATCAAAGTTGTCTCCCAACCAAGTACTACCAGCCGTGGTAATTGACTCAGGGTAATAGTAAAAATGCAACTCTACGTTGTAAGCCGCATCTGGTGTTGGGCCGACAATAAACGACAACTCTGTCGTAATTGTGCTGCCAGAAATGGTTGGACCGAACAATCCATAATATTTGGGTAAACCCCTATATGCAGTGCCTGTGTCTGGATAGGCTTCACGTATGAAGTTCACATCCTTATTTAGCAAATAGGTGTAGTGTTCTGTAGACGTACCGTAGTTCTCAATGACAGCCAAAGAGTATGTAGCCAAATAATCAGATGGAGTAGATAGATACTTCAGACCTGTAGTCAAAACACCAATCATGTTCTTGCGAAGCGATGGGAACTGAACAGAGTTGTAGATACGCTGTTCAGCTTGCTCAATAAAGCGATTCAACTGGGTCGATGAAGACACAACAGTGCCGTCCGCCAAAGTGGTAGACGGAAACGTATTCTCGGTATACGTCTGAATCGCAGTAATGAGTTCGCTGTATGTCACGCCATTGGTCCTCTAGACATAGTGCCCTTGGTAGCACAGCCAGTGCCACGGATTTTGATGCCAGTGGTTTTGATGGGTTCGTTACCAGCGGACTTGCTGAATTGACCAAGACTAACGTCAGCAGTGTCTAATTTGCTTTTGTTAGGAGGAAACCCGGGATTTGTACCAAACTCCACAGGAGCTTGGGTCATTTTTTTACCAGACATATCGTGTGGCTGTGCATAGACGCTGGCTGGGCCAACTTCTTTACCGCCTTGTTTCATGCTGAATTTAGCCATTATTTACCACCTTGGTTTTTAGCGCGAGCCATGTTACGACCCATAGACATCATCATCTCGCCTGTGGGACCGCCCTTTTTGAGCTTCAAAGAAGTGCCTTTGCCGCCCTTGTGTTCTTGCTTGTCATGCTGTTTAAAAGCCTTCTTGATGAGTGCTTTGTCTTGAGCTATGTCAGCTTTGCCAGATTCCATTTTTGCCATTTTCAACTCCTAAGTTGTTGCTATCGTAACTGTACCAAGTTGTACAACTAAATTCAAATTATTCGGTGTCAACCCAGCATCAAAACTGCTTGCTCCGCCAACAGGATTCCAACCCCATTGAAAGATTCGGCTACCACCACCCGAGTACCCATCTGCCAACAAACCAGAAGTTACATAACTTCTATCAGGGCGAGGATTTCTCAACGCCTGTGGATCATCCACTGGATACATACCCAACTGC